TATTTAGATTTGACGCTGGCGATTTAGATATAACATTAGCTTAATACCATGGCCTCAGTAGGCTATGGCTTATACACATACGGAAAGTCCAATTACGGAACTCCTGTATATCATTTTGGCGCAGCCACTATTGCTGCAACATCCAATGTAACAGCAGTCGGAACTGTTCAAGTTCCAGTATTAGGTTCTGCGACCATAGCAGCAACCTCAAGCTTTACAGCAACAGGTAGACAAATAGATCGCGGACAAGCGATTATTAGTGCAGTATCTAGCGTTACAGCATCTGGTACACAGATTGATAGGGGTGTTGCAACCATAGCAGGAACATCTGGATTTACAGCTGTTGGTATACAAATAGACTTAGGATTTGCAACTATAAATGCAACTTCTAATTTAATAGCCACAGGTACACAAATAGACCGTGGCGTAGTTATAGGTCCAGCCATATCAGGTATGACAGCTACAGGTAGATTTACTGTAGTTGGTGAAGGAACATTTACAGAAACTAGTGGATTTGATGCCTTGGGTGGCATTGTAATGAGAGGTGCATCTGTAATTGCACAAACAAGTGGATTTAATGCAGTTGGTGGTCTAAAATGGAATGATATAATTGTTCCTGGTGAGACTTGGACCGATCAGATAGTGGCAGATGAAACATGGACCGATCAAGCAAACCCAGATACATCATGGACAACATTAGGCGAACAAGACGCAGCTTAAAGGATAAAATTTTATGGCAGATACATTTACAACGAATTTAAACTTAACTAAACCAGAGGTAGGCGCATCTACTGATACTTGGGGTACGAAGATAAATACCGACCTCGATACTGTTGACGGATTATTTAGTGCTACAGGTACTTCAGTAGCTATGAACTTAGACGGAGCAGTAATTGATAGTTCTGTCATTGGTGGTACAACCCCAGCCGCAGGATCATTTACAACTTTATCGGCAAGTACATCTATAACAGGCACACTAGCTACAGCAGCTCAAACCAACATAACAAGCGTAGGAACATTATCTAGCCTTACAGTTTCAGGTGATTTAACAGTTGATACATCTACCTTAAAAGTTGATTCTACAAATAATAGAGTTGGAATTGCAACTGATAGTCCTGCTAGAGCATTAGAAGTTCATTCAAGTTCTTCACCAGTATTAGAATCAGTTGCATCAAGCACAAATAATTCATCTTTAAGATTAAGAGGTAGTTTAAGTGCAACTCATTATTGGGATGTTCAGCACGTTCATGGTGATAATGATTTAACCTTTGGTTGGTCAGGAAGTGAGAAGGTCAGAATTACTGATACAGGCAAGGTATCTATAGGCACTACATCAGCTACAGAATTATTAAATGTTGCTGCTGGTTCAGGTAGTGGTGCTGCTATGGAATTTGCAGGTAATGGAACAACAGTAGGTTCTACTTCAATGTTTGTTGGTCATGGTAGTAATAATGATGGTTATGTATATCAAAGAGCAAACTCACCATTAATTTTCGGCACAAATAATACTGACAGGATGCGTATTGATACTTCAGGCAATGTTGGAATTGGCACGAGCAGTCCTGCATATAAACTTGATGTAAATGGAAACATAGGAGTAGGTACCACATCAACAGGTCAATCAATATTACAAATGTTAACTTCTACTACTGGTACTGGCACAATTCATTTTGGTGATGGTGGTGGTAATAATCTTTACGCAGGTTACATTCAATATGCTCATGCAAGTAATTCTTTACAGTTTGGAACAAGCCACGCAGAGAAGATGAGACTGGATACTTCAGGAATATTAAATATTGGTGCTACAACTTTATTTAGTGGTAATACAAAACTTGAAGTTCAATATGGTTTAACAGTCAAACATTCCACTACCTTGGGTCAAGCTAGAAATATTTATATGGATGATAGTGCTGGAGCTTTAAAATTCTATAATGGATATAATCTAGCAAGTCTATCAAGTGCAGGAGCTTGGACTAATGCTTCTGATATTGCATATAAAGAAAATATTGTAGATACAGAACATGGATTAGATGTTGTCAAATTATTACAACCTAGAGACTACACACTAAAATCAGATAGTAGTTCACAAACAGGTTTTATAGCACAAGAATTAGAAACGCATTTACCACAATTTGTAGATGGGAATGATGGTGAAAAAGGAGTTAATTATGGTCAATTAACTGCTGTACTTACTAAAGCTATACAAGAACAACAAGAACAGATTGATGCCTTACAATCTGAAATTAACTTACTTAAAGGAGAATAAATAATGGCAAATACATATACATGGGATTGCAAAACAGTTGATGTTTACCCAACACACGACAGTCATTCTGATGTCGTTTATGTGGTTCATTGGCGATTAAACGCAGTTAGCGATCAACAAGACGCTGAAGGTAATAACTATGCAGCTTCTGTTTATGGTACTCACAGCGTTAATGCAGATGATATATCTAACTTTGTACCCTTTGCAGATCTTACCAATGACATGGTTACTGGTTGGGTTACAGCAGGCATGGGTGACGATGAAGTAGCTAGTCTAAAGTCTAGCTTAGATGATCAAATCGCATTACTGATTACACCAACATCTGTTACTAAAACTATAGGTTAAACATGGCACTATTGCCTGTAACTCCGCCAGCTGGCATAGTCAAAAACGGTACTGACTATGCTAATAAAGGTCGTTGGGTTGACGGCAATCTTGTGCGTTTTGAAAATGGCTATCTAAAACCTATTGGTGGTTGGTCTAAACTAAAAACCACAGCACTTGATGGTGAGCCTATAGGTATGTATGCCTATAAGGACAACCTAGGTGCATCTGTTTTAGCTGTTGGTACAAGACAAAAGGTTTATGTTTTATACGACAACACATGGACTGATATAACACCATCTGGTTTTGTAAACGATGCCGCTAATGATCCTCTTGGTTATGGCGCATACCACTATAATGTAGAAGATTATGGTGATGCTAGAAGTCAATCTGGACTACCTTTACAATCAGGTCATTTCTCCTTTGATAATTGGGGTGAGGATTTAGTCTTTTGTTTTTCTGGTGATGGCAAGATATACAAGTGGAGGCCAGTTTCAGGCGGTACAGCTGATACCATAGGTACAGTTGTAACAAACGCTCCTACAGGCTGTCAGGCTGTTCTAGTAACCAATGAAAGGCACTTAGTTGCCATTGGTTCTGGTGGAGATCCTAGAAAGGTAGCATGGAGTGATAGAGAAGATAGAAACACTTGGACATCTAAAGCAACCAATACAGCAGGTGATGTGCAAATACCAACAGGCGGTAGAGCTTTACTAGGTGTTAAATACCAAAACGATGTCATAGTCTTTAGTGATACTGGTATAGATAGAATGAGCTATGTAGGCTCACCTTTTGTTTATGGTATAACCGCAGCAGGTGCAAACTGTAAAGCAGTCAGTAGAAGATCAGTCGTACAAACAGGAAACTTTCTTGCGTGGATGGGTGAAAACTCATTTTTTGTTTATGATGGTGTTGTAAGAGAAATACCATGCGATGTGCATGATTATGTATACGACCAACTAAATGTACCAGGAAGGAAAGCGTGTTGGGGTGGACACAACTCTAACTTTAACGAAATATGGTGGGGTTTTCCAAGCGGAGATGGCGTTTACAAACCAAACAAATATGTAATCTGGAACTATTTAGAAAACACCTGGTCTATAGGTTCTTTAGATAGAGGATGTTGGATTGACCAAGGTGCGTTTGATTTCCCTATTGCTGGTGATTCAAATGGTTTTATTTATCAACACGAATCAACCACATTATCTAACTCACCAAACTTAAATAGTGATGTGCCATTTTGCACAAGTGGTCCAATAGAACTAGGTAATGGTGATAACTATGTGCAATGTAATCAGATTATTCCAGATGAAGAAGCAAACACATTACCAGGTGTAACAATAAGTTTTAAAGGTAAGTTTACCCCATTAGGTAGCGAGACAGACTTTGGTAGTTTTACCTTTGAGAATGATGGATATACCGATGCTAGGTTTACAGCAAGACAAGTACAAATGACTGTAACAGGTAGCACAACACAGGATTTCCAAGTTGGTAATATCAGACTTAATTTAAGAAACAGAGGTAGAAGATAATGGATCTATCCTCACAAAGACAATATATACAGCGTGCAATTAATGTTAAATATTCTTTTGCAGATACAACACAACAAACCATCTATACTGCACCAACTGGTGATGATTTTACTTTTGCTATTATAAAAGGTTTTTTAGCTTGCGATCATGGTAATCAGCAAACTAATTTAGATGTATCTATAACTGATACAGGCTCTAATGAGTTTTTTATTTATAAACAACACAATATAACAGCACACGCTACTGACGAGTTGCAAACCAATGCAGGAATCGTATTACAACAAGGCGAAATATTAAAAGCACAAGTAAACCATGCAAACATACATTTAGTTTTAAGCATTATAGAATATGGAAAAGGCGACTAATACAGTAGTTGAATTACACCCAGAGGAACAAAGAGAACCTTGGGAGATTGAATGGGAAAGATGTAAGCCTTATATAGCAAAGGCTGTAAAACATCAAGATTCCTATACAATCGATGATATAGAGGATAAAATAAGGAATGGAATATTCCATTTATGGCCAGGCAAAAAGTCTGCATACATAACAGAATTTGTAGAGTTTCCACAAATTAAAGTAATGAATATCTTATTTTGTGGTGGTGATTACAAAGAGTTAGAAGAAATACTCCCTTATATAGAGGAGTTTGCTAAACAAGTCGGTGTAAAAAGACTTTATGGCGGTGGTCGGAAAGGATGGATTAGAAAAATAAAACATCTAGGATTTGAACACGATTATATAGTTAAAAAAGATTTATAAGAGGAATTAAGATGGCAGCAGGATTGGCAGCGTTAGGAACAGCAGGAAAAGTATTAGGAACTGTAGGACAAGTAGCAGGAGCTGTGGGCGCAGTTAAAAGCTTAACTGGTGGCGGAGGTTCGGCTGCTGGACAAACAACAACTACACAACAAGTAGATCCACAAACACAAGCTATGCAACAAGACCTATATAAAAGGTCACAACAAATTGCAAAACAACCTTTTGTACCTTATACAGGACCAATGGTTGCTGGTTTTTCACCAGATCAACTACGACAGTTTCAAGCAACTAGAGGATTGTTTGAATCTGGTATGGGTTATGACCCAACCAAAGCTTTACAAGGATTAGCACAACAAAGAAGGCCTGAAGTTGGTCAAGCCGTATCTTTACTTGGTCAAGACATAGGCGCTTATCAATCTCCATATCAACAACAGGTTATAGACCTAGCAATGGGTGACATACAACGACAGGCTGACATAGCGCGTGGTAGTGCGCAGGATAGAGCAATCAGAGCAGGTGCTTTCGGTGGTTCAAGATCAGCAATAATAGAGTCTGAATCACAAAGACCTTACGCAGAAGCAATGCAAAGAACTGCTGTAGAGGGAAGGCAAAGAGGCTTTGAGCAGGCGCAACAAGCAGCAGAGCGTGATGTGGCTAGACAGCAACAAATGCAAATGTTTGCACCACAATTTGAACTGCAAGCAAGGCAACAACAAGCTGGTTTACTTGGTGGTTTAGCAGGACAACAATTGCAAGGTCTTGGTTTATTAGGTGGTATAGGACAACAACAGCAAGCATTACAACAACAAGCTATCGGAGCGCAAAGAGGCGAGTTTGGAAGAGCATTGGATTACCCAAGACAACAACTTGGTTTACTAGCAACTGGTGTAAGCGGTGTGCAACCAACAATAACAAAAACTGGTGGATATGACCCTAGTGGATTAGAAAAGTTTCAAGCTGGTATGGGTCTTTTAAGCTCAGCACAGCCAATATTTAGTAACCTCTTTTCTGCATCGCAAACACCAGCACCACCTCCAACTGGTATAAATCTACCCACAACTTTACCAGGTTCAGGCGGATACCCAATAGGATAAAAATATGGCAATAGGAGATTTTTTTTCAGGTTTAGGTCAAAGAGTAGGCAGAGGCCTAACAGAGATTGGCGGTTATGACCCAATGGAGCAAGTGTCTCCAGAGCAGGCGCGCATGCGCAGGCAGGAAGGTTTAGCTGCTTTACAAAGAAGCCTAGGTAAATCTTCTGCTATATTATCTGGTGATCCTAGAAGGATGCAGTTGGCTGAACAGCAAGTGCAACAAGCAAAACAAGATAAGTTATTACAAGAACTTGGTAAAGACCCAAGATATGCTGAACAAATTAAATTATTAAAAGCTGGTTTAGATCCGAGGCTTGCTGCTGGTACTACCAAGGCTGGTTCTCAAGAAAGATTTGGCGTGTATGGATTAGATAACAAACTTATTGGAACTGTTTTAAAAAGCGATCAAGCAACAATAGCTAAGATTGAACAAAATCCTAAACAGCGTGTTGGGCAACTTAGATCGCCAACAGTAGGTGGAAAAAGCGCTGTATCAGACCCTTTAAGAACAATAACCATGGGTGGCAAAGTTATAAAAAATGTTAGAGACAGCGACTTAACTCCAGAAGAGATACAAAAAATTAACAAAGCTGGACAGGTTATACAACCGCTAGGATTTACCGAAAAATTTGAAAGTAGCAAAGATGTAGATTTTGCGCCAATTAAATCTAAATATTTGGCTACACAAAATATTATTGTAAAAACATCTGAATTATCACAAAAATTTGTTGACGACCCATCTTCTGCTTTGGCTGTAGGTGGTGCTGCGCAATTTATAGATGGTGTCATACAAAATTTAGATGCAGGTGCAGATTTATTATCTTCTGCAAAAGATAAAAAAGCTTATCAATATATGCAAAAAACAAGCACCTCTTTACAAGGTAAGGACTTTGGAGATGCAATTAAACAAGCATCACAGGCTTCAGGAGTAGCTGAATCAAGAATTAGAGATTTAGCTTATTTGTTTGCAGCGGCAAGAGGTCAAGAAGGCAGAGGATTGTCAGATAAAGACTTTGAAAATGCTTTAAAAATTGTAAGCGGAGGTGTGGGTGCCGAGGGAAGGGGAGCTGTGTTAAAAGATGTTTCTAACAGCTTGAGAGAAGAATTTTACAGAGATATAAATTTTGATATTGCTACAAGCGAAAATGAAGCTTATGTTAATAAACTAAAAGGTTTGCCAGAATTACCATATTATGTAGATCCATTTGCACAACAAACACCAACAACCCAAACAACAAACAACATACCAAGAGTTAGAATAAAGTTATAAAATGGCACAAGTAATATATGAATTTGAATTGCCTGACGGTTCAATTTTGGAAATTGAAGGCGATGAAGGTAAACAAGCTGAAGCTACTGCAAAAGCTAAAGAATATATTGCTGCACAACAACCAACACCTTTAACTGGAAAAGATCGAGCAGAAGATTATTTAAGGTCAGCAGCTGGTGGTGGATATATGGGCTTGTCGTACATACCTGGAGCAGTTGGTGATATAGAACAATTAGGAAAAGCAATACCAGGCAGGTTTGGTAAAATTTTAACAACCCCAATTAAACAATTAATAACTGGCAAAAAAACAGAACCAGCAAAAATATTTCCAACATCTGCTGAAATAAGAAAAAAAGTAGAAGAGTTTGTACCAGGCTTAAGAGAGGTTGGTGAATACGAACCGCAAACTACAGCAGGTGGTTATTTAAAAACTATACCAGAATTTGCAGCTCCTGGGTTGTTAGGTAAAACAAAAGCAGCAAGAAAGTTTGGTCTTGGTTTGGGTGCTGCTTCTGGCGGTGTTTATGAAACTGTAGAAAGCGCAACAGGCAGTCCTCTTACAGCGACTGGCATAACACTACCTTTTGCAATAGCTACTGGTAAGTTGTTTGGTCCATCTACGGCTGCTGGATTATCAGAAAAATCTTTAAAGGGAATAAATAAAGCTGAACTAAATGAAGCAATAAAGTTAGAAAATTTAGCAAAAACAGAAGGCATAAAGCTTTTACCTGGTGAAACTTTAGATAATAAATTGGTAAACCAATTAACTCAAGATGTATTAAGAAGTGAAAAAGGCGGCCCATACATATATGAATCTATAAAAGGCAGACCTGTTGATGCTTTAAATTTAGCTACAAGCAAGGCTGCAAAAATTGCAAATATACCAGAAAGTCAAAGAAGGGTTTTAGAATCAATACAAAAAACAGCAAAATCAGCTATTACTAGTTCTGAAAAAAGAAGATCGCAAGAAGCATTTAATCAAGGTTATAGACTTTCAAATGTTGAAACAATAGCACCAGGACAGGTTTTAAATATTATAAAAAACATTGATAATTTAATTGCAGATTCTTCACCTAATAGTTTGAATCAAAGAAAATTAAAACAAATAAGAAAAGAACTAATTGTTAAAGAAGGCATAGATGATGGTGTCAAATATACGGTTCCTGTAACTAATATAAATAAGTTAGACTCAACCTTTAAAACTTACAGAGATGCTGTACAGGACTCTAGAAAAAATGTTGCGGACCCAAGAAGATTTGTGCAAAAAGATTTAGGTGCAAAATTATTTAACTCAGACGGATCTGGTGCTTTAGATGTATTAAAAAGCCAACTAAATACAAATACAAATTATAGAAAAGCCAATCAAGTTTACGAAGATTTAACAAAAAATGTAGTTAATATTATAAAAGATAATACTGGTACATTAGCAAAAGAAGGTATAGATTTAAATACAATAGAAAAATTTATTTTTAATTCTGCAAAAGCAGACAGTGTAGATATAAACAATACATTAAAAACATTAAATGCTGTTAATCCAGAGGCAACAAAACAAATTGCAAATTTATATTTTAGAAATGCAATTAATAACGCTTTTCCAATTGTTAAACAAGGCGAGGATTTAAGTCAAGGCTTTAAATTAATAGAATCAATTGCAAAAACTGGCAAACAAAGAAATAATTTTTTAACTGTTATAGATAATGTTGCAGATGCGCACGGAGTAAATAGAAAAGATTTTAAAGTTGGTTTTGAAAACATGATTAATATTTTAGATAGGACTGGTAGAATTTCTAATATTAATAAACCTGGATTTGATGTCCAGGGTATTGCGGCAAGAACACTCGCTAAAGATTTGGCCATGATGAAAACTTTTAATCCATTGGTTAGGTTGGCAACAAAGTATGGAGAATTTAAATCTGCGCGCGCAATGGGTGAGTTAGGAAAAATCATGGCAAACGATGACGCTGTGGCTACTTTAGTTATGCTGGGTAAAACAAATCCACAATCAAAACAAGCAATACAATATACCTTAAATATTATAAATAGCGTTTCCCCAACAACTGAAAGATTGCAAAGACAGGAATATTTACAATCTCTTTCTCAACCACAGCCAACGCCACAATAACCTTATGCCACGCCAATCTGAAAGAGTTGGCCGATCTGGAGAATATTTAGTAGCCTCGCTACTTTCTTTACACGCAGACACTGTAATGATAGTTCCACACAGCGCGGAGGCAGACATCATCTTTGATGTTGACCATGCGCTATATAAGTGCCAGGTTAAAACACAATCTAAAATACAAAACTGTAGAGTGTCATGGATATATGACTTTAGGCGTGGCGCTTATACCAAAGAAAGATTCTATTCAGAAGATGCTATAGATGTTTATGCTTTGGTTGCTTTAAAGCATCAAACAGTTAAGTTTATGTTTCCAGAGGGTCTAAAGCAGATAAGTTTTAAAGACGAGGATGTTCAAGCGTGGGACACGCTAAAGAATACAAAAGACCTATTTAAAGAGCTTCGATGTCAACAGACACCTTAGGTTTTTCGTAATGCTTTACAGAGTTCATACCTAAAGATATTAGATACTCAACCACCTTATGTGGTTCTTTCTGTTCAGTCTCACAAAAATCCTTAAACTTTTTAGCAAGATGTTTGTTTATATATACAGGCTTTCTTCCGTTCCTTTCGTTTAAGATACGATCATCAAACTCATATAAATTCATAGCTACCTCATGGTTATAGAGAAACTTCTACTGAATAGTCTCCTATATTATTACCCTTAGCATCTGTTCCGTAAACCATCTGTAATTCAAGATCTATAAAGTGTTTGGCTTTTAACAAGTCAGTCACCCTATCCTGTTTCTCTCCTTTACTTCTGGTTATATATTTTAAACAACTACCCAGGTTATAAGACAGGTTGTTAGCGTATATATAATCAATAGGCTGTATCTTAGATTGCTTGTAATGCGTTCCAGCTACTTGGTTATTGGTTGCAAGTTTATCTATCTCTTGGTCCCAATCCTTTTCGTTTCCTATATTAGTATGTGCGTATACTGTTTTATTCATCATAAATTTCTCCCAAATTTTATTTATTTATATTACCATAATTAGTAATATCGTGTTAGTATAAACAAAAATATTAATAAAAGGGAAATTTATGGATATATTAGAAAAGAATTTTGACATATCAAACACCATAGAAGTTGACGAATTAGCGAAGCGCTGGGGAGTTAGCAAGAAAACAATAGATAACAGACGATATAGAGGGCAAGGTCCTAGCTATTTCAAGATTGGTGGAAAGATACTTTATGATCTTAAAGATGTGCAAAAGATGGAAAACGACTCTTATATATCTGTAGATGGCACACGCTAAACTTTCACCTTCAGCAGCAAAGATATGGATGGCTTGCCCTGGCATGCCACAGCTATTGTCTAGCATGCAAGTAGAATACAAAGTAGGCATACCAGCAGCGACAGGTACATTGATTCACGAAATGGTAGAGACACTACTTAAAGGTAGATTAAATAATCTTACAATAGAAGAATACTATTTAGACACAACACATCATGTAGAAGATTTTGATATTACAGTTGACCAAGAGATGATTGATTGTGCTAATACCTATGTAGATTACATAGACAAGAGAATGATGGAGCTTGATGTTGCAAGACCATTAATAGAAGAAAAAGTTAATATGCCAGAAATACACATGGACCTGTGGGGTACAGCAGATGCAATACTCATTGGTAAGGACATGATAGAGATAATAGATCTTAAATCTGGTAAGTGGGCGGTAGAAGCAGACAACCCACAAATGCGTATCTATGCACTAGGTGCATTATCAAGATACGGAGATGACTGCACAGTTCAAATGACCATAGTACAACCTAGAGGTTGGCACAAAGATGGTCCAATTAGATCATATTCCATATCAGCTATTAACTTAGTTGAATGGGCCTATGAAACTTTGAAGCCAGCTGCCGAAGCTTGCTTTGAGGAAATACCCACATACAACTATAGCAAAGACGGATGCCGTTGGTGTAATGCTAAAGATGCTTGTGATACCTATAAACAAAACCAACAGGGAGACTGAAATGGTAAAAGAAAATACAACTGAAAATGTTGATGAACCAACAATAAAGTTTGCGGATGATGGCAAAGAACATAAGATAAATGAAATGCCAGACAATGCAAAAGAGTTGATGGCTAGATGGCAAGAGAAGAAACAAGTGAGAGACGAGTTTATTATTAAAGCCAACAATGACATTGATGACTTAAATACTTTACTTAATTCTTATGAGGCTCGTATGAAGAACATATTAGAGCCTACAGAAGAAAAAAAGATTGAGGTGCAATAATGTCTTTAGCTAATATTAGACAAAAGGCAAAACTAAAACCACCAATCTTAGTATTGTATGGTCCTGGTGGAATCGGTAAAACATCTTTTGGTGCAACTATGAATAAACCAATCATAGTACAAGCAGAAGATGGTATAGGTAAAATTGAGTGTCCTCATTTTCCTGTAGCTAAAACTTATGTTGAATTACAAGATAATTTAAAGTCATTAATTGAGGAAGATAGCGAATACAAAACTGTCATAGTAGATAGTTTAGATTGGTTAGAAACTTTAATGCACGACTATGTTTGTGAAAAGAATGGTTGGCCAGATATTTCTTCTCCAGCCTACGGAAAAGGGTATAGCGCTACGCTAGAGGTATGGAAAGAGTATCTTGCTTTACTAAATCAGTTGCGAGATAAAGGCTTTACTGTCTTACAGATTGCACATAATGAAGTAAGAAGATATGAAGATCCATCAAGCGAACCACATGATAGACACCAAATTAAGTTGCATAGAAAAGCAGCTGACTTGGTTATAGAACATAGTGATGCGGTATTCTTTGCCAATTACAAGATAGGTACTATCCAAGTAAAAGGTAAAGGCGGTGGTATGACAACTAAACTAAAACAAGGTGATAGAACTATCTTTACGCAAGAGACACCTGGCTTCCAAGCAAAAAATAGATTTGGTCTTGATAATGAAATGCCGTTTGAGTGGCAGGCTATTAGGGAGCAGATGTTAAAGTGATTGATACTAAAGAACTTAACGAACACTTTTGCGATGATGAGCCGCAATACGATGAGGACGGATATTGTCGTCATTGTGGAGAGTCAAAGGAAGATTGTTCAGAATATAAATGTTGGATTTAAAAAGGAGTAAAAAATGGATTTAACAAATTTTAATGTAGATGCCTCTAACGAAGGCAAGTCGGCAGTTGAGCCAGGTAGACATGTTCTGCATTGGCAGGGCGAAGAAGAAGCGTTGGTAGAAGGTAGAAACGGATGGCGTGGGTGCAAGATGTATTTTGAGATTGATGGTAGTAGCATTAGATTAAATCATACATTTACTGTTGGCCACGACAATCCTAAGTATGTAGATAGTGGTGTTAAGTCAATGCTACTCATGGCGCAAGCGATGGGATTAAAAGAACCACCAAAAGATACATCTACTGCCTTCATGGGTAAAAGTGTATCAGCTGAGTTAGTCAAAGATGACAATGGCTAT